GGGTTATGTCCCAGGCTTTACAGCATATACCCAACTACAGCTTCCACAAGCGACTAGTTGGTATGCTTCAAAAGACATTTACACAACAGCGTATATTTCTGATAATATACAAGCGTTTTACGGCTTAGCTAGTAGTAATATAAATACCCTAAATACTATGATAAGTCAACAACCAGTTTTATATGGAGGAACATTATAATGGAATGGTTTAAAGGAAAGACAAAAGAATTAATCGCTTTAGCAGCTATTGTAAGTACATTAGCCGGATTTGGTTACACGGGAGCCGGTTATGTTAATAGATTAGAAAATCTAGAAGCTAAGATCGGTGGCATAGCAGCTGGTAAAGAGAATCTTCAAAATATTGAAGAAAGATTTGCAGGGATAGAAGCATCAGTTAATCTTCTATCTACTAGTAAAACTCAAGTTCAAGATATGGAAGAATCTATTACAATGTTACAAGTTTCTGTTAGTGCTATTAATGATACTTTAGATAAGCAACTTATCTTAGAAGTAAGAGAAAATAAAAATGATGTAACTACTATTGCAGTAGATGTATCAGGTTTACAATCAATGTTTGAAGGTTTAGAAAAAGCTATTGATGATATTAAAGATGACATTGATGATCTTGAAGACGATAATTCTAACCCCTTATTAAATTAAATTTGATACCGCAGGTACACTTTTAGTATAATACTAGATAATAGAATTATGCAGGCTTCTTGGTGAAATGGTATCATGCCACTCTGTCGAAGTGGAGTCAAGGGATCAATACCCTTAGAGGCCGCCAAAATAAACTTGTAACCGCAGGTACACTAATGTTATAATGTTTGTATAACAAACAAAATGAGAGATTATGAGAAATTGGGACGAACTATCGGAACTTGAGCAACTAGCTCAGATTTATTCCGATCAATACAAAGACGTTAATGGCTTCAGGCCACACGGCGTTGGACATCCAGAAACTGTAGAAGAATACAGAGAAGCTTGCGATATTCTAAGCGCAAGGGTTGTTACATTAATTAAAGAAGAAAAGCGACGAGAAAGTATCGCTTTCGGTGAATGGAAAGTAAACATTCGTAAAATCATGGGACTTTGCTCCTGTTCAAAAGCAGAGGCAATCAAAATTGACATAGACGCACATGATCCTATTTGGAGCATTAAAGACTATGGTGTTCAAGATCAAATTGTAGAAGGTTATATCTTCTCTACAGGTATTGGTTTTGACAAACAACCAGAAATAATGGAACTATTAAATGCCGCCTGAAGCAGTAGAAGAAATAGAAGGCCATTGGGTCGGACAAGAAAAATCAAGATATGATTTTACTCTTAAACTTTTAGAACAAAAATCAACAACAAGAGGTTATTGGGTTTATCGTTTGACAGATAAATTTGGTAATTTATTTATTGCTTTTGATGGTAGAGAAAATTGGCATCTTCCAGAAACGAAATCAGGCACACACCCAGAACATGAAGGTAATTATACTGGCGATCATAAATTACAGAAAGGAGATTGTTTTACTTGTAAAGCAACAGTCAATAGACATGATATAGCAAATTACAAATATGGTGGACCAGATAGTAAACACAAACAAACTGTATTAAATAGAATTAAATTAAAATCGTTCATCGGTAGAACTGATGGATATAAATCATACAATGAAGAATAAATATATTACAGAAACAGAAAGAAGGTTATTCTTTTTAAATAGGGCTATGGAAAGAGCCAAAAATCCAGAATGGAAAGCTCTCTGGAAAAGGAAAAAAGAAGAACTTTTAAAGAATTTATAACATTAAACTGTTATAAATAAAATGTAGAGACGCCCAATTATGGGGTTTCTATTTTATTAACCTTGCTTAATTAGGAGGAAAGAAGATGACTAGAAATATGTTATCGACATGGGGCGATTTTACCCCATTCACAATTGGATTCAATTCGATTTTTAATGAATTAGATCGAGTCCGTTCTTTACCAACAACTAATTATCCGCCTTACAATATTCGTAAAGGGTCAAGTGAAGATACTTACCTTATCGAATTGGCAGTTGCAGGTTTTTCAGAAGAAGATGTCAATGTTGAAGTTAAAGAAAACAATTTGACAATCACTGGTGAACTTGGCGACAAGGATAATGGGTTTGTCCATCAAGGCATTTCACAACGTAGATTCTCAAGGAACTTTGTTCTAGCAGAAGATGTGCTTGTAAAAGGTGCAGACCTTTCTAATGGAATTCTTACAGTATTTGCTGAAAGAATTATTCCAGAGGAAAAGAAAGCCCGAACTGTTGAGATTGGTAAAGTGTCAAAAACTACTAAGAAACAATTCTTAGCAGAGTAAATTTGCAGGGAGTCGTTTCGGCTCCCTTTTTTACTTGACAAAACAGCATTTGCTGTTATAATAATAGTATGACTTTAATTATGAGGAAAAATAAATGAAAAGAAATTATTGGTATACAGGACTAAGCGGTTGGTTTAGAAAAACTTTCGTTGGTTCAACAGGTTCTGGTGTTAGAGACAAAGAATCTAGGGGACGTTTTATTGATGAAAAAAAATCTACAGCTGAAAAAAACGAAGCCTATGAAGATGGTAAAACTCCAGCCGATAGGAACAAAAGAGCTAGAACTAAAAAAGGCAAATACAAAGCCGATGATAAATCCACTAAGCGTCGTAACGAAGCTTATAAAGGTGGAAAAAAGCCACAATCTAAAGCTAGAAAGACTGCAGCCAAAAGAGGCCGCGGCCGACCTAAAGGTTCTAAGAACAAAAAGAAATGATTGAATATGCAGCCACAGTAATTGCAGGTGCAATATTTGTATTTGTAGTTTGTCGTTGCATTTATATATGGTCAATGAAGCTTTAGAAAATTATTATCCATTATTTGATGATGGACTTTATACAGAAGTAGTTCACCAAAATGGTGAAAGAGCTGTTAAAATTCTTAAAGGTGAATATAAGGGTATTGTATATCAATACGGTAAGATTGAACTTGTTCCTAGAGCAGAATCTGAAATACCTAAAATTAATTTTGACAGAGCAGTTCGTGTCTGTCCAGAAGAATTACTAAATACTATATCGGAAGATAAAGAATTTAATCAACTTATGGGTAATATACTCATAGAATTATTAGCTAATCAAGGTATTGAAGAACTTAATCGTGGAGTTAGTTAAAAAAATAATTATTGGTAGTTTATTCTTTCAAACAAACGCAATTGGAGCCCACATGGAATATAGTAACGAATTTAGAATAAGACTTAAAGAAGAACTCATTGCAGATGAAGGATCTGTATTAAAAGTATATAGAGATCATTTAGGATATTATACAGTTGGTGTTGGACATCTTATTACTCCAAAAGATGAAGAATGGGGAGTTGATATAGGAACATCAATTACACAAACAAGAGCAGATGAACTTTTCTTTTATGATCTAAATAATATTCTTAAAGAATGTGAAGATCATTTTCATCAGAATTGGGAACTTTGGCCAGAAGAAGTTAAATTGATTATTGCAAACATGGCATTCAATTTAGGTATAACTAAACTAAAGAAATTTCAACTGATGCTCACAGCTATAAATGCAGAAGATTATAAAACTGCATCAAAAGAAGGTTTAGATTCTAGGTGGGCAAAACAAGTTTATAATCGTGCAAGGCGATTAATGGATAGGTTACGCGATATTGACGTAACTGATTAAAAATAGGAAATATATTATGGAAAGAGTAGTGTAAGTGCATTTTTACACCAATGTACAGAAGTATAGAGACTTCATATTAGCTCGTGGAATAAAGAACGGTAAACGATATATTAAAAGATTACAATACGAACCGACACTTTATATTCCAACAAACAAACAATCAGCTTTCAAATCCGTTAAAGGTGAATTCTTACAAGCTAAGAAGTTCGGCTCGATTAATCATGCTCGTAATTGGAAAAAGAAATTCAAAGGCACGAATGTTGATATTCATGGTTTAGATTCATGGGAATATACTTACATCAATGAGAGTTTTCCTAGTGATATAAATTTTGATATTAAACAATTAAATATTCTTTGTATTGATATAGAGTGTGAATGTGAAAATGGATTTCCAGAACCTATTGATGCAGAAGAAAAGGTCAATGCGATTACAATGAAATTATTTGGACATGATACTATTCATGTCATAGGAACAGATAATTTTGATTTTAAAACAGACAATCCTAATGTGCAGTATCATAAATGTCAACATGAAAAACAGTTGTTGAAAACTTTTATGGAAGTTTGGGATGAACTTGAGCCTGATATAGTAACTGGTTGGAATGTTGAATCATTTGATATGGCATATCTTATCAATCGTATTTGGAAATTATTTAATTGGGATACAGCTACTAAATTATCACCACACAATCTACTTACTTCTAGAGAGTGGTTTTATATGGGTCAAAAGAAACAGATAGCTTATAACATTTCTGGAGTTGCAACACTTGATTACTTACAGATGTATAAAAAGTTTACATACATTACAAGAGAAACATATAGGTTAGATCATATTGCAGAAGTAGAACTTGGTAAAAAGAAAATTGATTATTCAGAATTTGGTGCTATGCATTTGTTTTATAGAAATGATTATCAGAAATTTTTAGAATATAATATTAGAGATTGTGAATTAGTAGAAGCTTTAGATGATAGGCTTCAGTTAATGGATTTATTAGTATCTATGGCTTATAGTGCTAAGTGTAATTTTACAGATGTATTTGGTTCAGTAAGATATTGGGATTTATTAATCTATAATTTCTTGAAAAAGAAAGGAATGATTCCACCACCAAAGAAAGGGAAACAAGATTCTAGAATTGTTGGAGCTTATGTAAAAGAACCACAAGTGGGACAACACAAATGGGTAATGTCATTTGATTTAAATAGTCTGTATCCACATTTAATCATGCAATATAATATGAGTCCTGATACTCATTTACCAAATAAATTTAATCAAGATATTTCAGTTAATAAACTACTTGAAGGTGAAGTTGATATAACTTCATTGACTACTTCAACAGTTACACCGAATGGTGCCATGTTTAGTACAAAACGACAAGGTTTTTTACCTGAGCTATTAGAAGAAATGTATGATGAAAGAGTGTTGACTAAAAATAAAATGATACAACACAGAAAAGAATTAGAAAAGACAGCTAAAGATGATACAACCACAAAAAGAAAATTAGAATATGCAATCACTGCTGAAAATAATAATCAGATGGCTGCAAAGATTGCTCTTAACTCATGTTATGGAGCTTTAGGTAATCAGTATTTTAGATACTTTAACAGAGATATAGCTGAAGGAATTACAACAGCAGGTCAGTTAAGTATTAAGTGGGTTGAAAAAGCTGTTAATACATACATGAATAAATTATTAGAAACTGATGAAGATTATGTAATAGCTATTGATACTGATTCAATCTATGTAACTTTTGATGCATTAGTTAGTAAAGTAAATCCTAAAAATCCAGTAGATTTTTTAGATACAATTGCTAAAGAAAAACTTGAACCTATGATTAACGAATCGTATGAAGAATTAGCTTCTTATATGAATGCTTATGACAATAGAATGCATATGGGTAGAGAAGTTATAGCTGATAAGGCAATTTGGACTGCAAAGAAAAGATATATTCTTAATGTACATGATTCAGAAGGTGTTAGATATAAAAGTCCACGCCTTAAATTGATGGGAATTGAAACAGCTAAATCTTCTACTCCAATGTGGTGTAGAAAGAAATTAGCACAAGGTATTAAAGTTGTAATGAATGAAACAGAACATGATGTTTGGGAATTTATTACAAATGCTAGGAATGAATTTTCAAAATTACCGATTGAAGAAATATCTTTTCCAAGAGGTTGCCAAAATGTAACTAATTATTCTAATGCTGCGTCAATATATAGGAAAGGAACGCCAATTCATGTAAGAGGATCACTTCTTTACAATAACTATTTGTCTAAATACAATATAGACAAGAAATATCCTGTTATTACAAATGGTGAGAAAGTCAAGTTTTGTTATTTGAAAATGCCTAATGTAATTAATGAAAATGTGATATCTTTTGTCAATGCGTTACCTAAAGAGTTTGAATTAGAACCTTATATTGATTATGAAACACAATTCAATAAATCTTTTGTCGAGCCTTTAGGAGTAATTTTAAATAAGATTGGGTGGACTACTGAACCAGTATCCACTCTTAATGAATTTTTTGGGTGAACATGAATCCCTTTATATATAAAGCAAAAGTAATAAAAATAGTTGATGGTGATACCATTGATGTAATGTTAGATATGGGATTTAACTCTTTTCAAAAAGGTAGAGTTAGACTTCTAGGAATAGACACACCAGAATCACGCACTCGCGATAAAGTAGAAAAGAAATATGGATTAGCTGCTAAACAATTCTTAGTAGATTGGGTTGAAAAGTATCCATATATTTTAGTAGAAAGTGGTAAGAAAGGAAAGTTTGGTAGAATCTTAGGAAATCTATATAATCCTGATAAGACAGAATGTTGGAATGACATGGCTGTTGAAGCACATCATGCAGTGGCCTATCATGGACAAAGTAAAGATGACATTAAAGAAGCTCATTTAGAGAACAGAAAGCGATTGACAGAATCGGGTTTTGTGTTATAATAGATATATGAATACTGAAATAAGTTATATTTTTTTAACACTTCATATGATTACATGGGTTTTATTAATCATAACTTATGTTGAACTACATTCTTTTAAAAAATGGGTTCGACAAATTATAGATTATGAAACTACTCTCAAAAAGAAAAGGAGAGAATTAAGAAACGGAGATTGATTATGAGTTATTTGAAAAATCTGATTAGAACTACAGGTAATGAGTTCGCTTCTATTGTAGAAGAAGGTGTAGCGGCCGCTGATGTCAGTGGATATATTGACACAGGTTCGTATATATTTAACGCTTTATTATCTGGTTCAATATATGATGGATTACCCGACAATAAAATTACAGCATTAGCAGGTGAATCTGCAACGGGTAAAACATTCTTCGCACTTGGAATGTGTAAACAATTCTTAGAGGATAACGCTGATGCAGCAGTTATCTATTTTGAATCAGAAAGTGCAACATCAAAGAAAATGATTGAAGAACGAGGAATTGATTCTTCAAGAATTATGATGGTTCCTGTTACAACAGTTCAAGAATTCAGAACTCAAGCAATTCGTATTTTAGATCAATACATGCAAGATAAAACAGATATGAAAATGTTATTTGTTTTAGATTCTCTTGGTATGTTATCTACAACAAAAGAGA